CAGTCTGTACTGTACCAATTGAGTCAGATACTGAATCATTATCAACACTTTTAATGTCTAAGTTAGCGCCTGTTGCACTATTATGAGTCAAAATATCATTAGCGTAAAAGAAATGGTCTAAACCTTCTACATTTATATCATAAGTTTGTCTTTCATCTAGATATTCAATACTAACAATCTCATCATTAAAATCTATATCTGCTGTTTTGTCTTCATAAATACCTTCATTTAACATATTTACAAATTCCGAACTATCGACTATTTTATACATTTATTTCCCTTTATATTGTATTATACTATTTTTTTACTTAACTTTACGAAGATGATTGTTTGATTCAATGTAAGAAAAACATTTTTCACACTTTGAAGAGTTTACACTATGTTCTAACATTTGTAAGTTTTCTATATTACCTATAATAGATGTTGGTATGTTATTCATAAATCCGTATTTTATTGAAATTTTATGGTCGACTGCGTAAGTACCTTTCTCTCGCTGATGGCCTCTTTTATGGAAGTTATCCATTACTTCTAAATTTTGTAATTTTGTGTAAGACCAAACTTCTCTTCTATATTGTTCATATTTACTTAAATTGTCCCACGGAATCCAATTACCTAATTTCTCTTGCTTTTCTCTAATTTGGTTATAAAGTTTTGAACCAATAGGCGCACCTACAGAACTATTACTATTGTTTTTATTTCTTGTATTGTATTTATTTGTACCTTCTGTATGCCCGTAAAGTTTTATATAATATGATAAAGTATTCTTTTCTTTGAGTTTTTGTTGAGATTCATTATATTTCTTTAATCCAACAATTTCACCATATAGTTCTATTTTTCTTTCAAGTGTATGATTACCCTTATTTCTTTCACAAAATGCGTTCCACTTATTTGTACCAGCATCTTGACCGTATAGTTTAATCATATTTTTCAAACTTTGAACTCTTGACGCACAAATTTCCTTATATCGTGGATGTGTTGGTAATATGATGCATTTTTTACACTTTTCTGTAAATTTTTGCTTGTATAATTTACTACCATATCGTAGTCTAAAAAACAATAATGAGGAACTGTCTTTTTTGTTATGTTGTCTAAAAACCTTATATAGTTTGTATCTTAATATGGAAAAAGAATCGTTGCAATTATTAACAAAGTTTATTATTTGACTATCTCTGTCGAATATTTTTATTTTAATCACTTCACTTAGTTCTGTTTGTTTAACATACCCTTTTATTTTGTAAATACTTCTAAAATCATAATCTAAGGTTTCTGTATCGAAATTTTCAGGTGTGTAATGTTTTCTTATGTGCTTAGCACAATTTGCTGCAGTCATTTGAAGACTCCTATAATTTTTAATTTATAAGAGTTAGTGTCCAAACTTCATTTATTATAATGAAGTGGAAGTTTGGACTTGAGTCACTTCATTATAATAAACACTCTTATATACTTTATTTATACAAAAACTTTCCAAATTAGTACAATTTTACCTTAAATATTAAGTCTTTTGAAGGATTTATGATGTATTTTTCTAGGTCTTCTAGTGTTTTGAAAATCAACGATTTTTCAAGAAAACCGTCGATATCAGAATAATCAATAGATAAAGTCTTTCTGTCAATTACGAACTTCATTTAGAATTAACTTTCAAACCAAGTTTCAAACCAACTTTAATTGTCATAGTACCCTTGTTTGTTGGTATTTTATGGTTTTCAGAACAAATAAGTTCTTTACCAGATTTAGTTTTAAGTTTATAGACTTTTTGTTTACCAGTATTTATTACTTCCACAATTTTTCTGCTGTTATCTAAAACATCGTTTACTTCTGCGTCCTTGATATGTTTAACAGAACCGTCTTCTAAATTAAGAACAGTATCTTCATCCAAACATCGGTTAAGTTGGCTGGCGCTCACGATTGGAATTTTGTGTTTTTTAGCAATACTTCTAGTTTCTTCAACAATACTTTTGATATATGAATACAACCCTGCATTTGGTGTAATAAGGTCTGATTTCATAATTCCGAGGTAATCTAAATATACAATATCAAATTCAATACCTAGTTCTGTTTTGTAATTATCGAGTAATGCGTCTAACATTAATGGACTGAATGTTCCAGACGGGTAATCTTTAATAAAAAACTTTCCGAGTGTATTATCTTTTGAAAACTTTTCGTGTGCAATACGAATAGTATCTGGACTTATAGATGTTAGTTTATTAATAGGTAAATTTAATGCATTTGCATGAACCCTTTTCATAATCTCTTTATCTTCCATTTCCATAGAAACTAATAATGCATTTTTACTTTCTTTAATGTTGCCAGAAACTAAATCCGTCATAAGTAACGATTTACCAATACCAGACGCAGCCATAACAATAGATAATGTACCAGGTAAAAACCCCGTACCTAATCTTTTATTAAGTTCTAAATGTTGAGTTAAAACACCAACGAGTTTGTTTTGATAATACTCTATCATTTTTTCAATATCTTCAAAATCTAACCCTGCATCAATATCAACTGTTATTTTCGACATTTCTTCCATAAGTTCTTTAGATTTTAATATCTTATTTTCGTCTTTTTCTTGTAAAGCATCAGCACCCATAATAAGTGCTTCTTGAAAAATAGCATTTTTTACAAAATCTATGAAGTTTTTAACAACAAATTCAGTATTTTCTATAACTTCTTGTTGATTAATTGTTTTGAGTTCTTCTGCTATTGCTTTTCTTAACTCAACATTTGGTACACTTTTAATGAGCACAATTAATTCTGATAATGTAGGAATAGTTTTATACTCATTATAATAATGCTTAATCATGTATGTTATTTTAGCACAACCTTGAGAAGAAAAATGGCTAGGTTGAATGATAGGTGCTACTTTTGTAAACACACTACCATTAGATAATAATTGTTTTATTAATATTTGTTCTTCCATTTATTTCCTTTGTTTTGTATTATATTGTAATAATACTTAATATAATACTTAAAAATTATACCAATTTTTCTAACTCTACTCTTTCAGTTTTAAGATCACGAACTTCTGCATCATCTATTTTACATATATTAAAATTTGCTTTATAAGGATTGATTTTTTTATCCTTAACAAATTTACCATCAATAAGCGTACCAGTGCGGTCATTTAATTCATTTTGAACTTCAATCATAACCTTATCTGTGTCATATCCTAGTTTGTAAATAGCACCAGTAGCAAAAACAATAATATCTGCAAAAGCATCTACCATGTTTTCTTTAATACTGTTTACACCCGGTACAAATAATATAATTTTTGTAATCCATTTGGACCATTTTCTAGCCTTTTTACTTTCCATGTTACTTGACGCTTCTATTAATTCTTCAACAATAAATGATATTTCATTTTTTAAATCAAATCCTTTATTTATCAACCCTCTTTCGTCATTCCATTTTTTAATTTCTTTAAATGCTGTATTTGCCATTTTTATCCTTTTTATATATTAATTATACTACTTTTTTACTTAACTTTTATAACATACGCGCCCATTAAATTAAGTTTTTTAGTGCGATTCAAACCTAATTTAGACATTCTAGTATATCCTAGCGGAAATGTTGCAGTCGTTTTAAATAAAGAAGATTGTATTTCAAGCACTTTATTTTTGGTTAGATTAGTGTATATTTTAGTAGTGTTTATATAAACATCATATATTCCAAATTTTTTAATACTATTAGAATTTTTAGTTTCTATTGCTTTCCTCTTAGCTTCTTTACCAACTGTTTCTTTCCATTCTTTTGAATTTACTGTATTGTGTCGCTTCGCCGCTGCTTCTTTACCTTTTGTTTCTTTCCATTCTTTTGAATTGAATTTTGTACTAATTTTCTTTGATTTTATAATACCTTTAGACTCCTTCCATTCTTTTGAATTTAGAGTATTAGAATGAGAAATGTTTTTTAATGTACCAACAGTTTCTTTCCACTCTTTTGAATTTATTGTTTCTAGTCTTTTTAATGTACTTTCCTTGCCAACAGTTTCTTTCCATTCTTTTGAATTTATGGTTTTTTTGTGTTTATTAATAGTGATAGCCACCTTTTCCTGATTATTTTCACACCATTGATGTTGTTTATGTTTTCTATCTTCCATTTTTTCTTGAAACTTGTTATTAGTTATAAGATCGCATTCTCGAATTCTGCCTAGTTCTATATCACAATTATGCATTTTACAGAACGCAAATAACTGACCGTAATCATTAATTGCTTCAGTTATTAACCAATGTGCATAGTAGTGATCCGAATACATCAAATAAGACCCGTTCCACGGATTATTTTTTAAGTTTGAATATTCTGAAAATAATGCATTTGGTAGTATATGATGATAAGAAGTTTTACCTTTTATTCTTTTTAATTGATTTTTATCAATACAGAAGTTTATGTATTCTTTTAATTTATCTAGTGATATAATTTTGATATTTGAGTTTAAAAACTCTTGAAGTATTTGTGTATGTAAAGTCATTGGTAGACTCCTATAAATTTTAATTTATAAGAGTTGATTATCAGGTCTGAAAACTGGTATGATATAGACCTGATAGAGTATATCATAACAGTTTTCACTCTTATATACATTATTTATAAAGTTTATACTCCAGAATATTGTATTTCCGTAAAATATCGTCTACCTTTTGATTAAATGTTACAACAAGTAACACTTCCGAAAGGAACTTAATTATATGAGGTTTAAGTTCCTTTCTTATGTTTATCTGGTCTGTTATGATGAGTGACGACATATTTACTATTATGTTCATGTATTTTCTTCAGCAACATTAATAAAGTCTACATTATCTCTTTCATATGCTTCAACAATTTCACCCATCTCTGTACAAATACCTACAATACCATGATACATTCTGTTAGTTAAACCTAACTCAACAACACTATCTGATAGTGGTAATAATGAACTTTCTGTTCGTCTAGCTCCGTCTATATATTCTTCTAATTTCATATTTTTTTCCTTTTATATTTTATTGTGGTTTGTGTTTATTAATAATAGCAGTAAGTTCTTGAACTTTTGCCATTATTTTCTCAAAATTTGAGTTATCAATTTTTATTGAAAATGCATTAAGATGTCCATGACCTAACTTACCTAAAATTCCAATCTTAATTTTTTCCTTTGTGTCTATACTCAAAGGTTCTACAGTACTAAATCTAATACGAATAATTCCGTATGAATTTACAATTAGTGCTACTTTATTTCCATTTTTAGAAAATGATTCGTGTAACGCTTCATTAAAATACTCGTCTGTAAATACTAAAGCAATAAACCCATCATCAATAAATAACTGTCTATCTTTAAGATTTTGTAATTTATTTGTAAATGCTTTTGTGTACTCTTGGAAGTAATTTTTGAAATCTTTTGGTAATGTGTATCCATTTTCTGCAATTTCGTGTGCAATTTGTTCGATACTTTTGTTTTTTGATTTATGTTCGTTCCAAAACCAATTATCAAATCCTAAACCTACCGGAAATAATGGATTATGTTCTTGCCATATGTCAAAAGAGTTTATAATTTGGCATAAATTATTTAGGTGTTTGTTTTCTACTTTAAAATAATCTCTCATTATAAGAGTAGCACATTTACTTTTATCGTGTATATAATTTATAGTAATATCGTTAAAAAATCCTTCATCATATTCATGGTGTTCGAAAAGAATAACTTTAGTATCTGTTTTATTATTAATTTCTTGCAATAATAAGAGTTCGTGTTTTTCGCTAGCAAAACTAATATCAGATATTACTAACAACGATGGCGAATATTGATGTATATAATCCAGAACTTCTTGTGTTTTTTCTCTAATATTTTGGTAGTTTGTATGGTATGTTATTTTTTTAGTATTTGGAGTTGCATAATCTAAAACTAATGCACATCCTAACGCATCAGCATCTGTGTGAGTAAAGTGTACTATTTCTTTTTTAAGTTGATTCAAGTGTTTCCTTTATTTGTAATTATACTATTTATTTACTTAATCTATCTAATTTTCTAAATAATTTTCTAAGTCATTTAAGGAATTTTTATTAAAAATATTATACACTTTTATATTTCTTTGATCGGCTAATGATATTGCTTGTCCTGTACCACCTGTTTTTTGTTTTCTATCAGCATGATTTTCACACCCATCTGGAGTCCAGCATACAACAAAATCCGAGGGTGTTTTTAAATCTTCACCAAGAACTTGATAACAATTTCGTGCCATCAATTTTCTAGCACCAGGTGTTAAGTGTTTCCACCCTGGGTGTAATTCACTTGCTAATTCTAGTGCAGCATAAGAAATATTATATTTAACACTATCGTTATTATTAAATCCTTTCCACGGCAGGTAAATTTCTTTAAGAGTAGCGCCATTTTCAAAAGCAGTATCCGCTCCATCTGCGCCACCACTTCTTAATGTATATCCTAATTCTGATAATTTACTTGCAATTTTTTCCATTTTGTAGGATATTTCTGATGGAATATTTCGTGAGCCTATACCCGTATAAAATTTCATTGGTTACCCTTTAATTTCATACATTTTTTCAATAGCTTTAAACTCATCATCTGTTAGAAATGTTCTGTATTCTTTTGCCTTTTCACGGGAAATTTTATAATGTTTACATAATGCATCTAAGTGATCTTCTTTAGGTTGTTTTTTTAACATTCTAGGAAAAATACCTTTTTTAGCAAATATTTGTGCAATCATTTTGTATTGATTTGACATTGGTATTTCTTTATGATATTTATTAAACTCGTTTGCAGCACCTATTGTATATGGGTGTGTTCCTAAATAACGACAAAACATAAAAGATGGTATTTGTTCAAGTGAAGCATCCGGTGGTATTGGACCACCTTTTAACACTTTGAATATTAAGTTGAATGAATTTTCTTTTGCCATTTGTATCCTTTGTTATTTAATCTTTTTAAAACTATAATTTGTATAAAAATTGTCCAAATCATCTGGCGTATTTTTGTAAGTACCTTCCGGAAGACATTCCATTTGCTTAATAACTTCATTAATAAGTTCTTCTTTTGTGTACTCTTTATCATTAATTTTTATAGTATAATTTGTCATTATCTAGTAACCTGATCCCACGAAATAAACTCTATAACATCAACACCATTTTCTGCTTGAGCTTGAACATTAATACCATTTGGTGAAATATTGTCTATTAAAAATTGCTCTTTACCATTTGATCCGACTGTAACTACTGTATTACCTGTAAGTTTAAATTTTTTGTTTTTCATTGTATGTTCCTTTTAATGTTTATATATTATAACTAAAAGTATATTAAAAGTAACTTAAATATACTAAAACCTACCAATCGTCGAGACTAGCAGTTTCTTTTCTAAGATTCCAATTTAGTGCATTTGTCATAAGTTCTAATGGTGACAGAAAAAACTTTTCAAAATTTAATTCATAATCAATACAATTAGAATCTTTTAATATGTCCACAAATTTATCATCACTCCAAGCAATTACATTGGAATTAAATATATTTGGTTCTTTAAGATATGCAAGTTTAACTTTATTTCCTGCATCTAATAACTGTATTTCGTTTTCTATTTTAAGTTTTTTAATATATTCGTTATGTACTAAAACACTTCTAGCACCAATAGGAACACCTTTAGCACCTGGTTCATAGTCAATATTAGAAACACCTTGTACTTTAGCAATATCATTCAAATTTTGTTTCATAAATTCTAATTTAACATTATCTTTCCATTTTATCATAGATTCGACATCAGAATCTAAAATAATATCTAGCGACTCTTTAAGTTTTTTCTTAACAAATGTAGGTGTCCCAGACCTAATAATGTCAAGACCCATAACTTTAAGCTTAGGTTCTTTGTATCTAACACCTTCTGAATCTATAACACGAGCAAAATATTTTTTCTTAGCAGTCCAAACTCCCGCATCTGCGATGATTTCTCTTTCTGAACCTATAACATCTGTATTATAAGCATTATACTCTTTACCAAAATCGTCAATACTTTTCTGTACAAATTTATCTACTACTTGATTATAAAATTTATCACAAAATTCTACTTTATCGATTTTAGTAGCATCTGGTTTATTTTGAAATGCTTTTTCTACAAATTTATCTACAGTAAAATATCCGCTGTCCGTATCATTATAGAATACATAAGGAATCCTAGAAGGAATCATTGCTTGTAAACCTTCTTCTATATATTTTGACATTTTTTGAATAAAGTATCTACCATTACCTGTAATTGCTCGTGCAATATTTTGGTTGAATAGTGGAAAATAGCGGTTTGCTAGTGCACCATAAAGTGAATTTATGAGCAACTTTTGGACTAATTGGGAAGTATTAAATAGTGAATTTTTATTATTTGCTTCTTTTTGTAATGCAATAAGTTCGTCATCACTCATTTGGAGCAGTTCTTCGTGTGTATATTCTAAAACATCTTTACTCATTAGTATCTTCCTTTGTTGGAAAAGCACTTATTGATTTATCTTCACTCCAAACATCTGGTGACTCCAAAAACATAGGTTCTCTTTCTTCTATAATAGAAATAATAAATTCCATACCATTATACATTCCATGCATATAACTATTATAATCATAACTTGCTTTTTGTGTTTCTAACATTACATTTGCTTCGTACAATTTTTCTTTTAATGTTTTTTTAAGTATTTTTTCTGATTCTTTTGACATTTATTTCCTTTATTTTGTATTATATAACAATATTTGTTAAATTTTTATATTATTGTAATCTATAATATATGGACCATGTTTTGTTAATGTATAACTATCTGTCACAGAACTTGCATTAATTCTTAAAATACCATTTTCTTTATATGCACCAGCTGCACAATGAATATGTCCGAATGTATGTATTTTTAGTTCTTTTAAACCGTCAATAGCATCTGATAATGTGTATGAACCTACACATTCACCAACACCATAATGTATAACACCATCAAGAATTCCGTGTGCTGGACCATGTGTTATTAAAACATTAGTATCTTTAGGGATTTTGTCCCAATACATATCTAGTAAATAATCCTCTTTCATAAATGCCCAATTATAAAACATTGGTGTCCAAGGAGAACCATAAAATTTAACACCATTTATCACTACTTCTTGGTCAATTAAACCTATAAGATTTAGTTCTTTACAGGTTCTAAAAAACATTTCCGGATCTTTTTCTACCATAGTTTCGTGGTTACCAGGAATTAGAATACGGTAATCATATCCAGGAAGTTCAGAATACCATAATAAAAAATCGTCAAATTGCTTTTGAGAATGTGAAAAATCACCACTATGAACTATAACATTTGTTCTATTGTTATCTAATTTTGGCATTTTTATATTACGATGTTTATTATGTGTATCTGAAATAAATGTAATTACCATTCTTGCTCCTGTTCCTTTGTATCCTCATATAATGTTTCTATGTCATTAATAGCATCAATATCTGGTTTTGTATATGTATTATATTCAGAAGAATGTAATAATTTAGAAATACTTTGACTAAAACCTTGTTCTATATTAAACAATTTATATGCGGTTTGTTTATCATTTTTATTTAATGCGTCTATTGCTTTTTGGAAAAAATGTTGCTTTTTGTTAAGAAGTTCATGTAATTCATGTGAATTCATTTAAACTCCTCTATTTTTTAGTATTTCTTTAATTTCTAGTGAACGCTTTTCATATTTAAATGCAGTTTGTTTGTCTACTTTTCTTGTTTTATAAATATCACTAACCATTTCTGGAACCATACCTAATTTATCTTTGGTAAATATAGCACCATTTATACCCATTGAATAATTATATTTATTTAGTAACACTTTAAGATTTTCTTTAACTTCTTCTGGAATACTAAATCGTTCAGATTCTTCTTCGTTATTATAATACTTCAAAATAATTGTTCTAATATCTACCGGAAGTTTGTGTATAGGTATATATGTTTCTGGACTCATATTAAATCCAACCATACCAAGTAACGGGTACATAGAGTTAACATCAGAAGACATAATCCATTTGTGTTTACCTACTTGTGGGTCTGCAACAAATCCACCTTTAATACTTACATCCACTTCTTCGTCAATTTGTAATTTAGGAATAACTTTTTTATCTAAAAGTGCTTTATTTGTGATATATTTTGTCCATGGTTTAACTGTACCCATAGAATCACTTATAAGAACCCCCATTTTTTCAGCAATCATAAACATTAATGATGTTAAATTTCTAGCATCATCTATTTCCTTGGTTAAAACTGTATCGATAGCACCATAATACACAAAATCTGAATGAGCAAGTTCTCTAACTTCATCCCAATTACCTGCTATTGCTTCTTTATATATTTTAGAGTTTTTTTGTTCTTCTGTTGGTTTTTTTGGAATAACATACTTACCTGTGTAAAAATCATCAAACGCTACATATTCGCTATGATCTACTTTTTTCTTACCAAGCACTAATTCTGCAGTAAAATCAAGACTAAACGATGCTTGTTCCCCAAATGTAAACTTTTGATAAACTTCAAGTAAATCTATAAAGTGATGTCCTTGTGAAGTTAGATCCCAAACTGTTTTATGCCCTATATTTTTTTCTTTAAGTTTAACATCACCATAATTTGATAATTTGTTAGTATCCATACCAAGCAATTTCATACGATTATAAATGTAAGGGAAGTCAAATCCATTACCATTCCATGCATAAATAATTAAAGGATTTAATGCCTTAAATGTTTGTAGAAATTTATCAATCATATCAATTTCATCTGTACATTGTATATATTTAACAGCGTAATCAAGTTTATAATCCGATTGGTGTTTCCACTCTCTAACACCAAATAAAATAATAGTTTGTAATTCACTATCAAATATTTGAAACATCGAAATTTCTTCGAGTGTTTTAGTAGGTACTGGAAATCCTACAGAATTCTGTCCAACCCTAGTCTCTATATCGCAGAACCACACTCTAGGTGTTTTATTAAAAGTATGTTTTTGATGTTCATTCCAATAATTATCTTTAATATTACGATAAATTGGGTCAATAAATCCCCAATGATTTCTACCATCTTTAGCATTACCTTGATTTTTTGTTAATCTAACGGTTTCATCAAGAATACTCATATATTCACCACGGGAATCTTCTTCATACCATTCTGCTGTTAATTTAATAGGATGTACTGTGGACTTTTTAGTTTCTGTGTCATAAACTCTTTCAAAATATTGATAATTTTTAGACCATGCTGTTTCAAATAGTTTCATTTAGTTCCTTTATATTGTTATTATACTATAATTTTCGTTAATTAAGTTATTAAACAATAGTATCAACTAACCCGTATTTTACACATTCTTCTGCACTCATAAACTTATCTCTTTGTGTCATTTTTTTAATTTCGTCTAAAGATAATTTACCTTTTGTAGAATTTGTAATAATAGTCATTAATTTTTCTTGTAAAAATTTAGTTTCTTCTAATTGCACAATTTGATCATGAACAGTTCCACCAGTTCCTGATGATACAGAGTGCATCATTACTCTTGTATTTTTTAGTACTTTTCTTTCACCAGTACCACACGATAAAATAACTTGACCCATCGAAGCACATTGACCAATACCAACTGTGTTTACTTTTCTTTGCATAGATTCTATAGTATCTAAAATTGCAAGACCTGCAGTGACAGATCCGCCATCCGACTTAATATATAAATTAATAGGTTCTTGTGTATTAATAGTATCTGCGTATATTAATTGAGTGATAATAGAGTATGCACTATCATCATCAATATCATCGAATAAAGTAATTATATTTTGTTCAAATAATTTGGTTGGTATCGAGAAAATCTTTTTGTTACGACCTACAGTCTCAATTATATCTGGTAATAATATCATATTAAAATCCTATTTTTTTGTTATATTTTTTCAGTCTTGAAACTGTATTGTCTAGTAAATATTCTTCAATTACTACATCTTTATTCAAGTGTTTTTCAATTTCCGAACCCAAATCTGCTTGTAACACATCACCGTCAAACATAAAGTCCTTTTCAAGTAATCCTGAACCTTCCCATATGGTAAGTGCTTCCTCGTTTGTGAGTTCTCTAAGTTCGAGTATATCAAATAATCTACCTTTTCTTAGTAAAGCACTGTCAATATCGTTAAACATTTGATTAGTAGTAATAACAAAGTTTGTGTTATTTTTTTCTATACCATCTGTAAAACTTAAAAATTGTGATAAAAACTTGTTTCTTTCTGCATCTTCTTGTGTTTGTATTTCTTGATCCCTTGATGTTAAAAAATAATCTAAGTCATCTAAAATAACTAAATCATATGATTTAGCACTTAATGTCCTCCAAAACTCGTCACTAGCAAGTACTTCTGTTGATTTTACATAAGCAACATTTACATACATATCATCTTGACGCATAATATCATTTTCTGTGTAAAGAAATTCAGGATTTTGTAAAGTGAACTTAAATAATTGTGAAATTAATGATGTTTTACCTGTTCCAGGTATTCCGCATAAAATCATAATGTTTTCTTTATTTGTGTATAGTTGTTTAAACATAGCATCCGTTTTAATATATGGATAATATAAGTTATTTGCATATTCATAATCCGAATACTTAAACACTTTAAGATTATGATCTAGTGTTCCTTGTGGGCCAAGATAATAATTATCCATATATAATTCAATATCTGCTGCTTTTGGTTCAAGCGACATTAAAATTTTATGAAGTTCTTCTGATATTTTAAGTGTTTTACAATATGATGTAATGTATAAATTTTTATTGTCTACAATCATATTCATTATAAAATCATCACACTCAAATATTTGATAATTACCATCTTTTGAATTAAAGTCATATGATTTACAACCGTATTTATTAAGTTTAACAATAAGTTTATCTTTATTTTCCGCTTCCAAACATATTTCTGATAAAGGATAAATATATCCTGCTTCCAATATTCTTTGATATGTAATAGCAGTTTCAATGGTGAAATTTTCACCATTAGCCATTATTCCTAAATTAGTTTTAATCATTTTTTTCCTTTAATTTTTATGTTTTTATATACTATGAGTTCATGATTTCCGTTAGTGCGGCTGCGAGATTTAAATTTTTATCTCTAACAGATCCTGCTTGGAATTGATATTTTGCTAGTATCATAACTACTTGAGGCATTTTTTCTTCAAATGTCGATACTGTTTTATACATATAAGTGTACATATTATCTGGTGATGTTAGTTCATTTACTAAATTAACCATACCATTAAAATCTTTTGCTTTAACTGTATCTACAATAGCATTATATTCTGTTTGGTTATCTAAGTCACCAGCATTAATAACAAGTGTTCCTGTACTTGAGAACTTTTGTAAAGCACCTATCATACTTCTAATCGACGGATAATAAGTGTTTATAATTGGCACTAGGTCTTTTGGATCATATGTAATTTTTTCATTTTCAAGTACTGCTTTAAGTCTTTCAAAGATAGGTTTTACCATTTCTTTTTTGTCGAAGTTATTAAAATCGTAGTTTTCTAATCTATCAAGTAATGGGTCAAGCATTTTTTCTTTGAAGTTGCCTGTAAGAATAAATCTACAGTTATTTGAAAACGATTCAATAAGACTTCTAAAAGCGAATTGTGCTGATTGCGAAAGGTTATCGACTTCATCTAGTACAACAATTTTAAGTTTACCATCAAACGATTCCGTACTTGCAAAATTTGAAATTTGTGATCTTAAAACATCAATACCATTATCCATTGATGCATTAATAAATAGTGCTTCACCACCAATTTCTTTAATAAGTGCAGTTGCTGTAGAAGTTTTACCAGTACCTGGATTATTTGACCATAATCCGAGGTTAGGAATATCTTCATTTTTAGCATATTGATTAAACTTTTGTTTAATACTTTCCGGAAGAACTAAATCATTTGTATCAACCGGACGATATTTCTCCATCCAGATGCTCTGATTTTTGTTTACATTCATTGTTTTTCCTTTATTTTTTAGATGTTTTTAATGATTTTAAGTATTGTTTTGCTGTAATTTCTTTTCCATTAACAATTACATGAGTTGCAATTCCTCTTTTACACATTTCCTTAGCAGTAAACCACCATTCATGACCTTCTATCATTCTATCAAGTTCTTTATTTGTTAAGTAACCTTTTTTACCAATTTTTAGTGTACTTTTAAGAAAATCGATAATATGAACTGTATCAAAATCTAATCTTGTTTTCATTTTATGGTGTGTGCCTTGATGTCCGCCAGAATAATTATGTAACATTATTCTTGAGTTTTCAAATACAACTCGTTTGTCTGCTGCACAAAATGTAAATGCTCCTGCTGAACTAGCGTGCGAATCAATATATGCTGTTACTCTACCATTAAATTTATTTTTCATAATGTTTACTAACATTTGACATTCTGTAACAAGCCCGCCTGGTGATTGAATTCTTAATTCTAGAGTATCATTTTCTGTAGCACTTAGTAATGTGTTCCATATTTTATGTATTTCTGTTGAAGTATCAAAAAAAGTATCAACAAACAATTTATAGTTATTTGTAGTTGTTACTTTTGGTATTGTATATAGTGAGTGATTTCTTCCGTGTGTATTTTTATCAGTGTCTTTTGTCATATATTTCCTTTTTATGTTATCTATATTATACATTAATATTACTTAATAAATGTAATTTTAAAACATTAATTCAGGAGCGTTATTTTTTATAATGTTTTTCATATAAGATGCAGCACATTTGTAAGGTTTACCATTAATTAAATATGAAATTGGATATTTTTTAGCGCGTGTGTTATAACCTACTACTTCATATGTATCAAATCCACATTTAAATTTATAATTTAATGCAATAAGTTTCATACCATGTAAGTGTTCATAACGAGAGAAATCTAAACTTTTTTTGGTAATTAATGTACCTGTATCCGATACTTTTGAACCAACTAATTTAAAAGTAACTTCGTCACTATATGTTGCACTTTTAAGTGTCATTTTAATGTTTGAAGTTTCGTTGAACTTATCTAATACCTTGTTTAATTCTGTTCTTAACTTTATCACATCTTGTTTAGTCATGTTACATGTCCATAAGAGATTGTAACAATTCTTCTCTTCTAGTATTCAATTTTCTTAATTCATCTAGTAATTTTGTATTTTTTACATCAAGTGTATTATCTTCATTTAACACTTCTAGATTTAAATTTTTATCATATGTAACATTTGATAAAAACGACATGTTATTTTCTAATTTTTGTAATCTTGATACTGTTGAGTTTAAAGTTTTCATCTTTTTATCCTTTATATACTATATTATAACATACAGTACATAAAGATAAACTTAAATTAAAAGTTTATTTAGTATTTTCTTGTAGTGGAATAATACATTCTGTAGTAAGTAAAGTACTAGCAACAGAAATAGCATTTGTAAGTGCTACTCTTTGAACTTTATAAGAGTCTATAACACCTAATTTGTAAAGATCACCATACACATCATTTCTTGCATCATAACCTGTTTGTGGTGTTTCCTCAATACCCATAGCAATTTTATCAGGACTTAAACCAGCATTTAAAAGTATTTGATTAAACGGTCTTTTAATAGCATCTAATACAATTTTGTATCCAAGAGCAACATCGCCATCGATAGTTTGAAGATTTTTTGATAAGTTAATTTTAAAAAATGCTGTACCACCACCAATAACAATGCCTTCTTCTTGTGCAGCTTTAATAGCACCTAGTGCGTCATCAACACGGTCTTTTTTCTCTTTCATCTCAACTTCAGAAGGTGCTTGTACTTTAATAACTGCTACACCACCCGCTAATTTAGCAATTCGTTGTCTTATCTGGTCTTTAAGTAAAGTATCTGTTTCTAATAATTCTTTTAGTTCATTAACTCTATCAAGAACTAAATCTTCATTTGCATCTTTACAAACAATAGAACATGATTTTGATGTTACTGTTACACTTGTTGCTTTTCCTATATCTTTCGAAACATCCGTAATTACTACACCTTTTGATGGATTTTGAATATTACCACCCGTCATTACTCGAATATCTTCAAGATAATCTGTAATATTACCAAAACCTGGAGATTTAACTACACATACATCAAGATTTCCACGCATTTTATTAACAACTAAAGTGTTAATAGCTTCTTCGTCAATAGTATTACATATAATAAGTAATGGTTTCTTTTCATTTTGTGCTTTTTCTAGAAATGGTAAAATTGCTTTTAAGTTTGGAATACGATCATTATAAAGTAATACATAAGGGTTTTCCATATTTACTTCCATTTTTGCTGTATTGTTTACAAAGTATGGAGATTGATATCCATTAAAGAATTGTAACCCTTTAGTAATTTTAAGTTCATCTTCAAGACCCATACCAGTTTCAACTGTAATTAATCCGTCTTGACCTACTTCAAAATTTGCTTTAGCAACAATTTCACCAATATTTGAATCACCATTAGCACTAATAGTTGCTACATTAACAATTTCTTTATAATCTGTAACATCTACTGTATGCAATTTAAGTTCATCTAAAACATCTGTTAATGCTAAATCCATACCTTGTTTAATTTCAAGTGGATTTGCTCCTGCTGTCACATTTTTAATACCAAGTGAATAAAGTTCGTGTGCTAAAACTGTTGCAGTTGTTGTTCCATCACCTGCTTCATCTGCAGTTTTCGATGCTACTTCTTTTACCAATTCTGCTGCAATGCTTTCAATATTATCTTGTAGCTTAACATTTTTAGCAACTGTTACACCATCTTTAGTTAGATGACTTCTAAATTTTTCTTGAATGAGTACATTACGACCTTTTGGTCCCATTGTGCATTGAACTGCACTTGTAAGCTTTGTTACACCAGATAACATCTTTATTCTAGCGTTTTCTGCGAATATTAAATCTTCCAATTTAATCCTTTATGTGTTTATATTGTGTTATTATAATATATTTATACTTAATTTTTATGTGGGTTTAAGTTGAGTTTTTATGTAAAAAACAGTAAAATTATACTGTTTTTACTAATTGATAAATATCTTCAGGGGAATATTGGTTTGACGGTTTATTATTAGTATTATACCCACCAATTTTTAACATTTCCGCAACAAATTCAGAACAAAACCATTTATTTTTATTATCTATATTAAAATCTACTGCTTGTGATAAAAATATACCTTTCCAGTCATATTTTTTACCTACTTGGCTTTCAGCAAATTTTAACATTTTGTTAACTTTAGCACCGTGTATGTTTATATTAAAATAATCATAATGATCATTTAGCGGCAATAAATCGTGAATATAAACCGTGTTTGCAGTTGGATTAGTACTTATCCATTTATTTTTTATTATCATTTCAACATGAAAATATTCTGACTTTGTTTTCCATTTAATTAAACTTGCTATTATTTTATCTATTAATTTTGTAGATGTTTTCTTTTTTAGTGCTATTGTTACAATCATTATCTAAATATTCCTTGTTTTTTTGCTTTTAATCTACATTGAATTAATTCTTGTTTGTAACCTAATTCATCATTTTTTACTTGTACTACAAACCAATATTTAATACCGGGTTCTAATAACGAACTTTCTTCTGGAGTAATTTGCACTACAAAATATTTGCCTTTTGGTTCTTTTACTGTACCATTATCATTTAATAATTCTTCATTTAACGGGACGGGTCTAACTAAAACTGGACTAGTGTCTTCTAATTCTTCAGTAATAGCCATATGACATTCCCATTCACTAGGTTTTAATGGATCTTCGTTACTAAATGAATCTACACTTGGCGACAGAAGCATATATACTTCTGAAGAATCGCCAACTACTAATTCAAAATCTTCTAATAAACTTTCATATACCATATAATTATTCCTTTTTAAGTATTTATAACTTAATCTTTACAATAAGTACAAAATGTTTACATAAAACTATTTTTTAACACCGCATTTAGTATTAAACTTAATTTTCTTTTTCTTAAGAACCCATTTAATATCTATAGCAGTACAGGAACCACTACCGCTGCCACCACCCATACCAAATGTTAACATTAGTCTGTTCCTTCTGGTATTTGTGCTACTTTAATTTCTCTTTTGTAAACTGCACTCGATGTAGTTGGATTTCCGGCGTGATCAAACAAATCAAATGTTCTTATAAGTTCACCTTCAGCATTGTATATATCCATAACATCATCATGTATTTCCATTTTTCCATACATAGCACTTATAACAGCATTAGTCATTTCTACTGGCATAGTGTCTAATTTATCATTCAATTCAGTCATTTCATCCTCCACAAGATCCTCATATGTTTCGATAGTAATTTCTTCGAACTCTTCTAATTCATTTGGAAACATTATATTGTATTCACTCTATATAATTCAGCAATAACACCTAGTTTAATGCTTGTATTTTTAGTTTCTGATTTTAAAGTCATTTTAAGTTGTAATTCTTTTTGAACTAAAGCAACTCCTTTAGATTCTAATATCATTCCCATATTATTTGTACCATTTATCATTATTTCATTTACAAATCTTACCAACGAAACATCTACAGGAAAATATATATGAGTACCAGTCCAAGTTTCATCAGGAGCTTGTGACTCTGTTACTGCTTCTGGAGAGCCATTAATAACATTTACATTTCCTTGATTTGTAGGACTTAACATTAATGTGTCTTTTGGTAACATTACTTCAATAGTAACAGTATCCCCCCAAACAGCATTTTCCCACATTAAATATGAATCTTTGACTTGAGTGTCTTCAAGAAATTGTATTGAAACTGATTTACTTTCTAAACCATCTACATTATCTAAGTAAAATTTAGAACCTTTTCCTATAATTTTATTTTCCATATCGTCGCCACGACTTGTAAAATAAATATATTGTCCTGACATTGCAGGACTTTCGTAAACTTTTTTTGTACCATCTCTGTGTAAAATATTATGTCTAATACCCATTATAATCTCCCTTGTATATTAAATGGTGTTGAATAATCTTTGTAAAATTTAACATTTTTCAAATCAAAATCACCACATAACCAATCTTTTGATTTACCATCACCACTTCTTCCAAACCATAAATCTGAAGCATCAGATTTAAATTCATAAAAATTAGCAGAACATTCTAAATGTCCATTTAAATATAGGTAAATTTTATTACCATCTGCAGTAATATCAACTCTATTATAATCGTGACTTATTTTTTTAGTTTGAAGATATAAACCTCTAAACATTAAAATAATTTTATTATCTTGAGCTAATAAAGCTATATATGGGTCATAAACATCACCACTTGCAAATATTTCTGCTTCCTTTTCGTGTAGTTTCACATCTAATGTAATAGTAAACACATCTCCAAAGAAAGCGTCTGAAATATTTTCTATTCGTGTGTAATCTAAATTATAATATTTACCATCAACAACACCAGTAAATACCCCACCTGTTTGGTTGTCTATAGACACTATCGGTGCAGTTAAATCATCATTAAAGACTGGTATTTCTATTTGATCTGTGCCTTTTTTACCATAAGTAATATGAAATGCACCAAATGAAGTTGCTTCAAATGTATAATATCCTTCTTCTATAAAAAATGTATTTGTTTCTTCATTAATTAAAACATCTTTGTCGTCAATAGTAAAAATTAACTTATTAAGTGTTGCTTCAAATGTGTATTTACCATCTTCTGGAAAATACACATAACCTTTATGAATTGTTAAAAGATTATTATCATCTGTGTTATTAAGTGTAGATTTAACACCTTCAACTAAATTTTCCGATTTAGCAAATTCTTTTGCAATAATAGATGCTGAGTATGTATCATCTAAATTTAAATCTGTATCACAATTATATGTTAATTTTTGACAGTTTGTATTCAGATCTTTAAATTGGTGATCTGGGTTATTGTTTACAAATAAATTTCTAACCATACCAGCACTCATATGATAAGAATAATAATTAAATTCCCCTAATTCCGCACTTCTTAAACAATAACTACCATTTTTTGAACCAAAATATAAAGAACGATTGTTGTAGAATGTATATCTTCTAACTTGGTTTTTTACAATTTCATCATTTAAGTAAAAATGAGTAACTTTATCAATTGCAGAGTATGATATAGTAAACATATAATATTTATTTTGTTCTATTTTTACAATATCTGATTTATATCCATCTATAACTGTTTTTAAAACACCTTTTTCAAAATAAATTTCAAATACACCACTTTTGCAAACCAAATATTGTTTATCCATTACCGAATCAAACGATTTAAACCAAAAGTTAATAGTAAAATCTTCGTCTGTTTTCAATGTACATACATCACCAAATTTAACATAAGCGCCATCTTCAAATTTATTAAAGTTTCTAAGTGTTGTATTATGATATGTTCTACCAATATTATTACCTATAATGTCTCTAAAAACATCAGAAGTCATAGTTCTTTTAAAGTTTACTTTAAATTTTAACAATCCTTTATACACATCAGCTTCAGGAAATTTTGAATTAGAATATATTTCCTTCAGGTATTGGTTTTTTGTTTTAGTATCGTGTTTAAAAATACCATCCATATATAAATCAACTTTTGAATTTGATTTAGCTTTAATTTTAATAATTGGATTTAATAATTTGTAATCAGCATCAATTTCATAATTATTTGTTTCTTGTACCAAAACTTTATTCATAAGTGGTTGGACTATTTGTATTTCGATATCACCAGCTCTAGTTACAACATTTAGTGTTTTTAAATAACCTACAAACTCTACCTGTAAATCTTCACCATATTCTAAATTTATTACTTTATAATTATAATAAAAGTCTGGTTTTTGCTGTGTTGATAAACACGATACATCATTATCATTAACAATAAGTAGATCCATATTAGCTTTTATGATAGACATATCAGTAATATATTTACCTGTCGATTCATCAATAAAAACAATAATATGATCATTTACTAATGAAGTAATTTCATCTTCATATTCCGCAAATGTAAACCCTTCGCCAAAAGCTTCCATTGACAATGTTTGTTCGCTTTGTATTTTTACACCTGCTAAAATAATTCTTTTAGTACTTATATTTTTTATTTTCATTTATTTACCCTTAATATATTAATCTCATCCAAAGTTTCACAACCGGACGCCTTACTTTTGTATTATTAACATACACTTTTACTTCATCAGTTACTATTGTATTTACATTATTTATTTTAGTATATTTTTGATTAGGTGTATTAATAGTGTAAATGCTATCACCATTTCCATTTTCAATATCAAATAAATCACCGTGTTTTTTAGCATTTAACGACACTTCTACTTTATCAATTAATATATTCTTATCAAATGGTAATGTGTTATATGTGTAATTACATCTAATATTTTTCTTTTGATATAAGTAAATGTTTGATGTTGTTGTATCATTATCGGAAAAGTCCATCATAAATAATTGTTTACTTAAATAACGATCGTTATCTTCATCATAAAAATATTCAACACCATCTTCGAATTTAGTAGAATGTTCTCCACTATGATAATCGGTTAAGTGCTCATTTATAGCATCGTCTAATTCTTTTTGTGTAGCAACACCATCAGCATTTAACTCATTAACATAATTTATTTGTGCACTTCTATTTCTTACTGCCATAGTATTTCCTTAAATTAAAGGGTAAAATTAATTACCCTTTTTTACTATTTATTAAATAGATTATATGTAAAGATATGTAACTTTTCCAGAAAGACCGTCATATTGAACAGTACTTGCTCCGGATAAAGTAGCTGTATTACCAGAAACTGTAACACCTTCCCATGTATCATAAACACCATTTGCTGAATCAACTTCCACAATTACTTCGTCATTAAAAACAACACTAGAAACTGGTTCGTGTGTTAATGTCATTTGATTACCAGAAATTGTTGCAGTTTCAACTTTCACTTTAATAGTAATTGCTGCACATGCATCTGTAATAGCTTCACCAACAGATTGTCTAGTTGGAATTTTAAGTGGACTAACTGTCATATCTTTATTATCTATAACATCTGCGTCTCTTAAAATATCTGCTGCTTCAGTATTATCAACTATATCCCAATCTGCTAATTCAGTATCGCCAGAAACAATTTTGTTGGCAATAATCATATCACCTGTATTTAATTCAACACCGTCAATAGTACCTGAACCATTTACTTTGAAAAAGTTACCTTGTGTAACATTTGAAGGCCAAGTCCCACCAGAAGGATCAAAAGTACCAATATACTCTAGTCCATTTGCCATACCATCAATTTGTAATTGAAGTGATTTAACCGCTTCTGCTGATGCTGGAACATTTTCCCCACCTGATGTTGTATCATTTACAATGTCTGTATATTCAATTAAATCTTGGTGATATGCTCTTGCAAATTCGTTAGCACCTAAATATGAATCATCTAATGTATCGTCTGTTGGCGCACCTGACGCATCTACTGCAATTGATGTTACACTTGTAACTAAATCTTGTTCTCTGTGAACTCTTTTGTTAAGTTCTTCTTGTAACTGATGCGTAGCACCAATTCTTCTTTTTAATAATTTACCCATTTTGTTAACTCCTGTTTTATGTGTTTATGTATTTATATATCTGTTTATATTAATATGGTATGATATTATAATACTAAATCTTTATTGTAAAAATACTGAACCTTCATTTCCCATCCATCGTAAGCGTGAAAAGCACCGTCAAGAGTACCTTTTTTATGATTAAATGTTATACCTTCCCATATTAAAGTACCTTCTTCCGGGTGGTATAAAGTTATTTCATCATACATACATAATCCGTCAATGGGTTCATATGTACAATAAAAACTATTATCTTGTATAGTTTTTTTCTCTGTATAATATGCGGGAACTTTAGCATTATCTAACATTGTTGATAAATTGTTAAGTTTACCATTAATACTATCATCAGTAGAATTTGATAACCCAATAGTGTGCTGTAAGTTGTTTAAGAATGTACTAATATCGTTTAATTTTACTCGTACAATTTCTAAGAATTCTTCCATCTTGGTGCCTTATGTCTTATTTAAAGTATTTATAAATATATAAAACGGAGTTTTATATTAATTATACTTGTTATCAAAAAAAAATGTTAAAAGTAGCAGGAAATTTTGAATATACTCTACTATATAAAAACTAAACCGATAAAAGTCTAGTTTTTATATATTATTCGTAAGCAGGCAATTCTACAAGAACTTCGTTAACACTAGGCATTTCCTTATCACCATTTTCTACATCATATTGTATTTGTGATGCAGTTGCCCATACTTCAAAATACCAATCTGTTAATGTTTCTGCGTTATTTTTCATTTCTTTAACTACATCACTGTCACTATCTTTAATAGGAACTACTGCTGCTCGTGCTGATTGCATATTATCCCATTTATACTCTTGAGCTTTAGTATCTAAGTAGTTTTGAATTGTATCATTAAACTCTTTTTGTTGTAATTCAACTTTTGCTTGTGCTTCAAGTTCTGCAAGTTTTACATTAAATTCACTTTCTGGTGGTGTTACACTCAAACTATTGAAATAATCAACTGTATCATAATATGCTTGTGTTTTCATTTTTTTATCCTTTTTATTAAACTTGATAATTTATTGTTATTGATTTAAGATAAGTTCCTGAACTATTATCTTTTAATGTTATATATCCACTATAAGCTTCATTTTTCGATTCTGCACTACAATATATAATGTTTTCACCGCTTTTTATTAAACCTGATGTAAAAAATGATGTTCTTGTAGCTGTGCTATATCTAAATTGCAGACCCCTGCCATAAAAAATTGTATTTTGACTTACACTACTTGCTGTAAATGGTAAACCCCTCACTTCGTGTAATGAAAATTCTGCATGTATATTTCCACTTATAAGATGTGAATTTCCGTTTGTTTCATAGTTTATTGTTATAAACACTCTATTCATAACCTTGTGCCATTCACCTGTAACATCTTTTGTTACTTCCGTCCCTGTCTGCGTATTTCCTGTCTTACCATATAATGTTGCAGTAAAAGTTCCGTTTGTAACTTGCCCATCTAATTGTCCTTTACTAAGTGCTTCGTCATCATTAACCGCATTAGCTACTTTAAAAATCTCATTTATATCACCATTTACATTTGCTTTTGAATTATCTACTTCTGTTTTTGTGTATATACCTTGACCTAAGTCTTTTGCGGTTTCTATATTTCCCATATAATCTCCTAATATGTTTTCATAATTGTTTAATAAAACTATTTATAAATAATTAAAAAGGATAATAAATGTATAATTTTGGAAAAACATCAAGAGCAAAATTAGATACTTGTCACCCAGATATAATAAAAATTATGGAAGAAGTTATAAAAATATATGATTTTTCTGTATTAGAGGGCATTAGAACAACAGAAAAACAACAAGAGTACTTTAAAAATGGTAAAAGTCAGTTAGATGGTATTAACAAACTGTCTAAACACCAAGACCAAGGTGACGGGCTATCACATGCTATTGATATTATGCCGTATTACAAAGGGTTTAATCCATTTCAATCAGAAAATGGGCCTAAATCTTTTTATTATTTAGCAGGATTAGTACAAGGAATTGCACATAAATTATACAGTGAAGGTAAAATTTCTCATATAATAAGATGGGGTGGAAATTGGGATAGTGATATGGATTTCTTTTCAGATAGTTCTTTCTTCGACCTACCTCATTTTGAGCTAATTAACCCATAAATAACTCTGAAATAATGATAAAAATAGACTTATGTCTATTTTTTATCTAATTTTTCCATCATAATATCTGCTGCTTTATCGGCTAATTTAGCTGTTTTGTCAGATGATGTACCTGTAAAAAATCCGTAGATTCCAACCATAAACGCTGCTAATGTTCCAAATATAGTTACTATATTATTTTGAATCGCTATACCAAAAAATGATACACCAAACAACAATACTGTTATTATTAAAAATACAAATACAGTACTTAACAATACTACTTTTCTAGTTCTAGCCGGATCTTTCTCCAACCATTCTATAAATTTTTCCATACATAATACTCCTTTATGTTAATATATTGTATTTATACTTTCTACAAAAAATTAAGTAATTTTATGTTTATAAATAATTAAAAAGGATATATTATGGGATTTATTATAAATTTCTTTAGTAACACAAAGAATATAATTATGTTTGCTTTAGGATTATTTGGAGTAGGATATATTGCAACACAAAAATTCAAGGCTGCTAGAGCAGAATCGAAATTACAACAAGTTGAAACAAAAATAGCAAAGACTAATGTTATTGTTGCTAAAACGAAAGCGAAGGCTAAAGCAGAAGGTAAAAAAGCAGAAACAGATGCACACATAGAAACTCTTAAAGAACTTAAAAAAGAATCAAAAGAGATTCAAAAAGAAATGAGCACTATTGCTACAGATATTAAAAAGTCTACTCAAGCAAAAGAAAAGAAAAAATTCAAAGTAACAGTTTAGGAGAAATAAAATGAAAACATTTAGAGATTTATTTGAAGTAAAAGGCAAAGACATAGGTACTAAAGAAATTAAGTCTATGATACTAAAAATCAACAGTAGTTTGAGTGAAGATGATGTTAGAGCAATAACAAAACAAGTGTATTCATTTATTACTCAGTCACCAAACACAACTGTAAATAAAAAATTTATACAATCATTTATGGACAAATAAAATGAAATACTTAACATTACTTACACTTACTATTTTACTAAGTATTGGTGTTACTGGATGTACAGAGAAGCAAATTATTCTAATTCCACAAACGGAATATTACCCGACTTTTGATACTTCAGAATTTAATGTAAGTAAACCTTATACATTAGAAATGTGGGTGGAAACCGAAGATATTAATGGTACAACGCAAACATATTTGGTAGCAGATAAAGACGATATGTTAGGATTGATTAAATACACGAAAGAACTTCGTATAAAATATAATGTTCTACTTAAAGAATTAAATAAGTTCAACAAAAAAGTTATAGAAATTAACGAAAAACAAAATCAAAAGAAACCCAAAGAAGTTGATAGTATTAACAATTCTTGGTTTAAATAACTAAAAGGATATACAAATGACATTTAGAGAATTACTTAATGAGAAAGAAAAAGAGATACCAACAGACAAAGAGCTAAATCAAATATTAAAAAATGCGGATAAATATAGTGGTTATGCTACATTTGTGTCATTAATACAAAGAAATAATGACAAATTTAATTTTTCTGGTAAACTTATTGGAGATAAAATGAAAGCATATTGGGAAAAAAATATCAATAAAGGACATTTTAAACCAGGCGATAAAGGTTACTTACAGTAAACCTTTATCGTTATTCTAAACAACAACTGCTTCTGCTGCTTTAATAAATAATTGTTTGTTATTTATTTTAGTATCAAAATCTACTATTTTTTTATAATTAGCAGGTGATTCTTTTGCTATTTTTTTAAACACTGATACAAGAATTTCGATGTGTAATGCATATAACATTGCCATTAATGGGTATGCTTCTTCAGCGTCTTTATCTATATATTTGTTTATAAGAGCCATAGTAATTTCTTGTAATTGAATACTTTCAGAATCTTGAATTAACTCACGAACACCATTACCAATCAACTCAATATTCGATGTTTTCTTTTTAAGATTGCTTGTTAAGTTTTCAACATCTTCCACACTAATAATAGATGCGTAGTTTTCAATAAATGAAACAAATTGAGCAGCAATAGCACTGCCAATTTTACCTTTAATAATAGGATAATGTAGATTAGAATTTATATTATTAAAATTATCTACATAAGCACCTAGTTTAGCCCATGATCTAGGAGTTGCAGAGGTGTTATCCCCATTATCTCCTTCTTCTGGCATGAAGTGTAATTTACTAGGGTTATCTGCAATAAACGCTCTAACAATTTTACTAATACCGTTATCCCTCGCCCAATCTAACCACGCTTCTGGGTCTACATCAACAGTAACATTTAAAAACCTATTTAATAAAGCAGGGTCCATTGGTTCTACTTGATAGTGACCATTATCAGGATTGTCTGCTGCAACAATCAAAGTATCTGTACCATCTAATGTAGGAAGTTTATGTTCGTGTATTTTTTTAGCAAGAACTAATTGAAGTGCTGCTTGTTTAACATCACTTGGTGCTCTCGATATTTCATCCAAAAATAATGCCGTTCTTTTACCATTTGCACTAGCAGTATTTAATCTATCCAACCAACTAGGTACAGACCATTCTTCAATAGTTTTGCCATCTTTAATAACATTATGTGGAATTCCTACAAGGTCGCCCACTTCTTGGTTACTTAAAAATAAAATTTCTAAGTGTACATCATTTTTCTTTGCCCATGTTTCTACCACATCTGATTTACCAATACCATGAACACCGATTAATAATAACGCATCGTTTACTGCTTGACAAGCTGTTAATAGTGGTTCTATTTCTGAAATTTTCATTTTGTTTATCCTTTTTATATATTATATTATACACTAAATTATATAAAAGTACACTTAAATCAAACCAAAAATACTTAAAAAAACAAGTATTCTGGGTTCTTTTTCTTTATTTGTGCACCATACATTTGTAATCTTTTATTAATTTCATTATTCTTAAACATATTATCACTTGTTATCGAAGTAAAGTATTTGTAATACAATACTTGGATAATGTATATGTCTGTAGAAGTATCATATGGTATAAACACACATTCTAGAAATTTTACCCACTCTGTATTAATGATAAATTTTTGAAGTGCTTTTGATATTTCTAATGTTACATCATTTGAATATGATGTAGCAAGGTAATTTTTAAGAAATGTTTTAAGAATTAATTTTGATTTGTGTTTATTATCTGTATAATAATTATTCACTTCAAAATCTTCAAGAAATTTAGATATTAACATATACCAATCTGGTGTTTCTTTCACCCTATCACTATATTTTGCTAATCGTTTAAGTGTGTCGTGATTATAATTACAAGCATGTAAAGGTTCCCAAAATCTTGGGTCATATATTAAATCCTTATTTTTAATGTCAAGGGCTATCATACTTTTATTAATATCAAAATTAGAAATAACTTTTTCGGGTGTACCAAATTGTGTTTTTACTAACTGTATAATAATTTTGTCTTGAGCTTCGCCAAACTTTTTATTATCATAATATGAACATGCGTGTACAGATTCATTAGCAAGGAAATAATGTTCGTCAAAATATGATTTAAGTTTTAAAAAGTCTTTTTCAGTACGAAAAAATATATCAAGATCTTGTTCCACTCTAAGATTATAGTGTAATGCACTTACACTACCACCAGCAACAAAGAAATTAAAATCTTTTATTTCAATTAATACTGATTTAAAATATTTACTAAATGGTATCATTATATTCCTTGTTGTTTTCTTCGTTTATTTGTGTACTCCAGATCTCTATATGTGGGTTTGTATTTAGTCATATTTAAAATATTTCTATAATGTTCTATCTTTTCATCATATCTTTCAAAATTTCTGATAATGTTTATTTTAAATTTCTCTAATTTGTTCATTTTTAATCCTTTTAGTCATTACTCAAAAAAGTGTTCTGGATGACTTTTTTTGAGTTCGTCTATTTTAAAAAACTGTTTTGTTTCAGTTTGAAGTTGTTCTAATTTTCTAATTCTTTTTTCTAATTCTTTTTTTTCTGAGTCATATTTTTTAATTGTTTCGTTATAATAATGTATTTTTGCTTCTTCTTCAGTATCAAAATAGTCATTAACTTCCTGATATGTGTTTGGTATATAATACTCATTATTTCTTTTTTCTAATTCAAACATTCCTAATGAATTTACATAAGCCCATTTACTCATATTATACCTCTTTTACTTTTATCGGATATACTTTATGTTTACCCCATCCATTCCATTCCGGAATACAATCACTTGTTGCTAACCACATTACTTTACACTTTGGTTGTTTTTTCCATTGTCTGATATCCTCTACATACATATCACTGATAAAAATAATAGCGTCATATTGTATTTTCGATTTGAACAGATAATCTGCACCTTTTTCCATAATTGTACCACCTGCACCTCTTCTATCGAATAGTTTAGTTCTTTTTGAAAACTCTTCTACTTTATGTACTTCCGTATCTATTTGAATAAGTTTCATTGTAGTATTAAATGTTTTACAAATACTTGATATTTCGTTTAACCCTTGAAGTACTTCACTATCATTCATACTTCCTGAAATATCTACAAAAACAACTAATTCAAACATTCTGTCTTTTTGGTATCCTTTTATGTCTGCACGGTTTTGAAATCGTCTAGAGCGTTTTCTAATTGTTGGTGTTTTACCTACTCTTTTGTTACCAACAATGTTTCTAAGTACTTTTTTCCAATCAATTTGTACTTTTCTTTTGAACATATTCATCATATGTTCTATATTTTGTGGTAATGTACCACGATCTTTAACGGTTTCCTCTATAGCTTTTTCAATTAATTGTGCTGTTATATCTTTTTGTAAATCTTTATCGCCTGTGCTTTCTGCCCATGTGTCATGTGTGTCTATTGGTTTTCTTTTACCTTGACTTTTATTAGGGTTACCACTACCTTGACTTTTATTAGGGTTACCACTACCTTGACTTTTATTAGGGTTACCACTACCTTGACTATCGCCGTCACCGTCATCCGATTTGTCATTTTGATTAGAATCATCTTTTTCATTGTCTTTAAGTAAATTATAATAAAACTCGGAGTTCATATTTGGTTTTACATATACTGTTTTATCTTTTAGGAGATTATCTGGTACAATAGCACTTTCCGGTATTGTCATATTAATCATCTGATTTATAGAACAATCTTCAGCATAATTAGCGTTTTCGTGATCAATATTTGGACCAGAAAGTCTACCATCCTCGCCTAGGTGTCCCATAGTACAATGTAAACATTCGTGTATTAAAATAAAAATACGCTCCTCTAAACTATATTCATTAAATAATTCCATATTTACATATAAGTTGAAATGATTGTGTGTAAATGAAACACCACAAGGTGCTGGTAAAGTAGGAGACATTACTATATTCATTTGAGTAAGTATATGAAAATAAAATAATGCGTTCTTTTGATAATAACTAGATGTTGCCATATTAACCAAACAATCATCTAATGGTTTTCTGTATTCTTTTGAATTAATATCCATTTTTTTATCCTTTATATATTATATTATAACATATAATACATAAAGATAAACTTAAAAACCAATAGTATATAAGAATATAGAGTTATTTAATAAACCTATAAATAATGTATAAAAAGGATAATAATGTATATAGAAATGAAACAAAAAGACATTCGTGTGCTTAAAGAAAAAATATGGTTAGAGAATGGTAAAAAATGTCCTGTTCTTGGAAAAGAAATACCTCTTGAAAAAATGGCATTAGATCATGCGCATAAAAGAAATGACGATGAATACTCACCAACAAAAGGTGTAATTCGTGAAGCTTTGGATTTTAGAACTAATGCTGTTTTAGGTAAGTTAGAAAATGCTTTAAAAAGAACTGCTTTAAGTTATCAGAAAGATTTTGATTTACCAACTTTTTTGAGAAATGCAGCTGATTATTTTGAAAGAGGTGCTTATGTAGATGAAGATGGTAATATGTATATTCATCCTTCTGAGGTACACAAACCTAAAAAACTGTCAAAAAGTAATTATAATAAAGTGAAAAAGTTGTATAATAATGAGGAATTTATTCCAAAAAGGAAAAATCAGAAAAAGAAACCTTTTCCTGAATATCCTAAAAGTGGTAAACCAACAGTTAGTTTAATTGAGTTATTTAAAAAATATCAAATAGAGTTATTTAATTAAATTAAATATTACTTTTTGTATGTTATTAACTTTTATCAAGAGTTTTCTTAAACTTTTTATTAAGAAAATTATAAAGTTCTTTACCTTGTTTGTCTGTCATAATTTCTAAGTAATCTTCTGGTACTGCATCACCAGCATAAATATCACTATCACCTAAATTATCCATAAACCAATCCCACATTGCTTGGTCCATTTTACTATCAACTCCAACTTTATCCATAAGTATTTCTATGTAATCTACTTTTTCTGTCACATATTCTTTAAAGTTCATTTGTATATCCTTTTAGTTATTTATATTACCATTCGTCCATATTAGCATTTTCTGTTCTAAAAATGCTGTGATGAATACAATCTTGTTTAAGTATATTTTTAAATGTTTTATTTTCCGCTATCAAATATGCTATTTCTTCGATTCTGTAATTGTATGTTTCACAAAAATCAAGTATATATTCTGTTATACTGCCATCACCTTTGTTGTTAATAAACTCTATCAATTCTGACATAATTTTATCAGTATTTAAACTAGAAAAATCATCATAATATTCATCTTTGTAATTTAACATTAATTATCCCTTATTATATCAGCAGATTTAAGATATGGTTTTAGTTCATTATATTCGTTCATTGTAATAATTTTTGTACTAGGATAATGAATAACAGGTTTAACATCTTCTGGAGTATCTTTGAGTATTTTAATAATACTAGGTATTAAATCATCATCTTCATTAATAAAATGTTCGACTTTTTTAACTTCTTCAAACCCAAAATTAGGATTTTCATCATATATTGTACTTTTATTTAACTCTTTTCTATGATCGGCAATAGATAAATTATTTTGTAATATTTCATTAGACACTTGTTTATTAATGTTATCTTGCTCTTTTTTCTTTTTGTTAATTACAAAAATAATACTATTATGTATAATTTGCGATATATATGCAAATGAATTTACATGAGTATTTGAAATTTTAGATATAAGTGTGTGGTCAAAGTTATGTAAATATTTCAATATTTTTGAAATAGCGTCTGAATAAAATTCTGTTTGATAAGTGTATCCAGAAAAGTTAGGTTTTGTAAGAATACTTTTAATCATTAATAAAATAACATTACCAAATCTTTCATTTGAAATATAATCAATAAATGTTTGTTCGGATAATGTAACAATTCGTTTTTTCATTTTATTTTTAAGATGTTTTCTTTTTTGTAATTTTTCTGATAATTTTGGATAAGACATATTGTTTAATTTAACATAAGTTTTAACCATTCTATTAATTATACGATTTCGTTTTGAGTTTTCCGGATTATCTTCCGGATTATTTTGCAATCTTTTATTCTTAGATCTAATTAGTAATGATTTAAGTTCTAATTCCGAAGTATAATTATGTTTAGTTCTTTTTGGTTTCATTAATATCCTTTATATATTATTATACATTAATTATACTTAATATTTAAAGTATTTGATGTATAATTGTTTTTAAATTTAATGTCTTAATATAGGAGTTTCGTTATCTACTATCTTAAAATAGTCAAATTTTAACGATAAATCAAAAGTTTGTTCAGTAGTATCATCATTTGTAGCAAGCGATAAATCGCCAATACTTTCAATCAAACAGTTATAATACTCTATCTTCATAACAACTTTGCCCATATCGTTTGTAAATGATGTCCAAAAATCAAAATATGCACTTTCAAATGTACCTGTTTCTACATCAATTTTAATATTTTTTATAATATCACGATATATTTTATAATCTTCGTCTAAAAGAACTTCTAAACTAAGACTATTGAATGTCATATTACCTGGTGTCATTTGTACAGGAGCACCGCTTCTTCCTGATATTTCCTGTACATTTGTGTTTATTCCTGGAATATTTAGTGTAGTAACATAAAATGGAAGTAAATCCATAGATTCTGTACCACACATATAATTCGTCTTTTGGGAATAGTTTCTTGTGTTTATGTTGTTTAAAGTACTCATAATAGTCCTTTTAGACTATTTATACTTTAAAATGTATTAGACTAATACCACACCATGTAATTATTTTTTGACAATTTAATACTACCATCAATGTCACCATTTATTGTACATTCTTCGTAATCTTCTTTATTAATATTTGTAACTACTTTATTTTTCATAATGTCTGCAAGTTCAGGTGATACTTCTGCAAACTCTTTTCCTGCTACTTTAAAGACTCTTTTAACATCTGGAATTTTTATAAAATCTTTCTTTGATGTTTGTAAGTACGATGTTACATATGGTAAAAGAACACAATTTTTAAGATCTGTCATTTTATTATTTTGCATAATTTTACGGAAGTTGTTTGGTACATCAATAGATCTTGAATTTAAAAAAGTACAATTACCATATTTTTCGATAGCACCTTTAATGTTATGAGTTTCGCATAAATTATTAAACATTGAGAAATTAGCAATTGCTATTCCACCTACTTCTGCTACTTCGTTACTTAATACATAGTTATCTGATATTATCATTTTTCTTCCTTATTTTGTTTATTACAACACATTATTCTTAATATAACATTAAATTAGCCTGCTCTTTCTAAATCCCTTTCTTTAATAGTATTTCGCTTATCTCTAGTGTTTTTCCCTTTAGCTAATGCTAATGTACATTTTATCTTATTATGTTCGTTAGCATACACTTCTGTAACAATAAGTGTATAACCAGGATCCAACATTTTACTGAATTTTTTAATTTGTTTTTTGTGTAAAAGTAATTTTTTAGGTCTTTTTGCTAGTTCAAATGTTTCTTTTATTGCTGAATAATTTTCTATTTTGTGATTCACAAAGAATTTATTAGCATTACATTCTGATATATTAGCATTTAATAAAAAAACTTCGTTGTTTATAATTTTTACATACGACCCTGTAAGATCAATTTTCTTATCTTGTACAGATTTAATTTCAAATCCTGCTAAACAAATTCCTGCTTCTATTTCATTAGAAAGAAAATATTCATGTCTTGCTTTTTTGTTTTGTGCTTTTATAGTTTTTGATGTTTTTGAAGTACTCACAATTTTCCTTTATTGTCTTGATTAAAAATTACGAATAATTTTTAAATAAAAAAATGGTGGAGATGCTCGGAGTTGAACCGAGTTCCTAATTATTTTTCGCTATTTCGATTATACAAGTTTATAGTGTTTCGTTGTTTGAGTAGAGTGTTTAAATCCTCGATAACCTTTGTTACGCTTAAGTTTATTTTGCGTTTAATTTTTGAGGAAAATTAAAAAACCTATATTCCTTGCGGAAATACTATTTTGGGTAAACAAGGATAGTTCCTTGTAGAACGGTTATGCTACTGCTAGAGCCGGTCTGTAGTTTGTTGTGTTTGCAATTATGCTTTGTTTATTTTTAAAACTTTATTGTTTACTTGTCTAGATAGTTACACGAATAACCAGTCGAAACCTAATCATCCCCATTTGTAGAAGGTAAGAAAGACTTATACATCCTATTTACCATCCGGCCTTTTCACCGGAACCCTCTTTTGTTATATTGTATTATAACTAAAGTTACCTTAAAAGTAACTTAAATTACACTAATCTTCGTCTAAAATTTGAATTCTTTTTATACCTTTTTGTGTTACTTCATAATTATATACATCATCTATTCCGAAATCTTTATCTATAATGCGAAGTTCTATAATATATTTATATTGATCCTCTTTAATAACACTTAAATTACCATAGTCAAGTAATTTTGAGTAAATTTCACTTATAAGATTTTCATCATATAATATAAAATGATATTCTTTATTAATATACTCTACCATTTCATCAAGTGTTAATTTTTTAATTTTTGTAGCATTGTGTTCTTTTGTAAACATATTTTTAATCTTTTTTAAAATTTTCATTATTTTCCTTTGTATTTTGATTCTAATGAGTAATAATACTCTGATTTTTCTGTAAGATAATCATATATGTACTTTATGAATTTTTGTTTCGATGTAAATATTTTTGGTAATAACATTAATCCATACCCAAACGGCAGTAACTTTATAAAATCTTCTGAACGAAACGGATTAATACTTTTATTAATAAGTGCTTGCTGTTGAAGTTTTATTTTTTTAGATTTTTGTTCAAAATATTTTAAATCTACTTTATATATTAACATCATAATACTATACAGTACAGTACATATAAAATTGAAAAAATAACCTATTAATATAATAACACCATAACTCATATGTTCTCCTTATATACTTAAAAAATATTCTGCAAATAAAATTTTAGTTATGCGTTTATAAGTAAATTTTAGTTTTTGTTTAACTTCTGGTTTTTCAAATTTACTATACCATTTTACTTCCATTTGCATTAACGCTAGTTTATCTTCTGGTATTTTAAGTGATTGTACCATCTTTATTCTTTTAGGACTCATTTTTTAATCCTAATCAAGATGATTTTCATAAAAAGTACTTGATGGATTACAAATACTAGCATTTAAATTGTCGATTTTAAGCCCTGTTTGTGTTAGCTTACCTTCAATAAATTTACCGGTTGGACGCCCTGCTTTAACAGAACCTGTATATCCTATATTGCCGTCAGCCCATTCTTTTTCAAGAATTTCAAATTTATATGTATTACCTTTATTAGATATAACACGGTAAAAATAATTAAATGTCATATTGTATGAGAACGACGCCCTAACAGTAACACCTGGAATTAAATCTCTTTTGAAATTTTTAAGTTTTTCTGCTCTAGATGCTTTTAGGTTTGCTTTGTATTTGATATCAGACTGTTCTTTTCTAATATAATTTTTAATTTCATTTTCCATATTTTCAAATGAACGAAATCTTGTGTATGTTGATGGTTTAGTTTTACGACCTTCGAATATTTGACAAATCCATTTATCATTATCTTCTTTAATGTAAACTTTTAATTTACTATCTTTAAGAACTAACTCTTGTGCATCCAACATAATTTGTCTATTTGTAATTGTTTTCATCTTCTTATCCTTTATATACTATATTATAACATATTATATATTAAAAAGGACTTAAAGCGAATTAATATACTTAATTCATAGTAGAATCATATTCTTCTTTTTTTACTTCTGCGTATTTTTTAACAGTTTCTATAAGTTTTTTTGCTTGGACAATTAAACTATCAACATAATCCGTTTTAATTGATGTTTTTATTTTTAATAAAGACTTTATTTCCACTTCTAAACTATGTATAATTTCTTTACTCCATGAACTTATATCTGTTATTTTCATATGAGTTAATTGTGTTTTGAGAAACGATTTTATTTCTGTTAGAATATCTAATATGTCTAAATTATGTATTTCATTAGAAACAAAACTAAGTGTTTTTAATTTATTTAAAATTTGACTAGCTTCATTTACATCAGTTAATAACTCTTCAACTATAATTTTTTCTGTTATTATACTTTGTTTATGTATAAATTCTTTAAATTTCATATTAATCACCCATTTTTTAAGTATTTATAACACTTTATAAATGAATAATTATACATTTTGTTATTTAATAATAAGGTCTAAGTATTTTTGAGGAGTTACTTTTTTCATTTCTTTAGCAAGCCACTGAATTTGGAAAAATGCAGCACCACTATCTCTTAAATCAAAATAGTTTTTAAGACTTCTTAAATTAAAAGTCACAACCATATCAACTTTCCAGTTATCTGAAACAATATGCTTAAAAGCATCACCCACATTTCTTTTTTTCTTACCTGATTGTAATGCTTCATATAATTCAAGTCTATCCAATGTATCCACAAATTTTAAAGAAGATTTGGCAACAGCTAATTTTTTAAATTCTTCTCTACCGATTGTATTCATTTGATATAATAATTTAGCAAAGATACTTCTGTACTCAATTCTGTTATATTCTATATCCGTTGTAACTAATAAATCTAATTCAAACATTTTAGTAATAAACCATTCTGTTGAGTTAAATGCTTCTGGTGTATTAAAAACACTTGCTATAAAAGCATTTATAACCGAACCCATAGTATAACGAGTACTTCTTACACTTATGGCTTGAATACGATGTCTTGCATGCTCTTGTAAAACGCCACGAGATGTTCCTTTAATTAAATATGATAAATTTGCATGCTCTAAAATACTGTGATGAAAATGTGCCCATGCTAATGTATCTAGTAATTTAGAATCTTCTATATTATTAAGTGCATAAGTTTCATCTTGCTCTACAAAATCATGTTCAACACTATGATTAAGATTTTTTACTGCTTGATTTTCTGAAGTATCAAAAGAATCATAACAAGTTCTTGCTGCATATTCTGATACTCCAATTCCTGTATCTTGTAATAAATAAACCTTTGGTTTTGTATATTCTATTCCGTATTCCATTATCTTAACCCCGCAATTACTTCATAGAATTTCTTTAATTGTTCTTGTGTCATTTATATCCTTTATTTTATATTATACTATAATTTTTATTAATTTCTACGATCTTTGGAACCTTTATACAATTCTTTTTTAAGTTCTGTTAACTTTGTATCTGTTGTTTTAAACATATCTCTCATACTCTTAAAGTTTTTTGATGATGTAGAAGCCATACAAAAATTCTTATCTTTTATATAACATGGTTTAATATATGAAAAAATACCAAATTCATCACCACCAATTCTATATACTACATTATCACACATAATGGTAAGTTTATGTGCTACATTTGTAATTAAATCGTCACCAGCATCATATCCATTTTTACGATTAATTTCATGTAATCCATTTACATCAACAAGAGTAAGATAAAATTCTTCTTCGTTTTCAAAAAATTCAGCAAATTTATAATCAAAATCCCTACGCATTAATAAACCCGTTAATTTATCATGCATATAAATGTTTAATAATGATTCTAATTTTTCTAATTTTAGTTGTAATTCTTGTACTTTTAGTGTTTCTGTATTCATTTAATATCCTTTATATATTTATGTTATAATATAATAGGCTAAAATTATCCTTAAATTTAAGATATATCTATAAGATGTTCTACTTCTAATGATACAGTAACATCCGGATAAGCACTTTGGTACTCTTGATATTGTGTACCGTTGTCTATAATGATACCGCCTAGTTTCCATTCTGTTTGGTTTAAATGTAGTTGTTTACTATTTGTCATAAAATTACCACTTATTTTAGTAACTTTACCTATATTTTTCATATTTAAGTCCTTTTTTTAATTGTAGGACAAATTATTTGAACGAAGAACCTAATCCTATTCATTTAACCATATCTCTTTATTGTATATTATTTATATTTTTAGCCTTAATACCCCGTACCAAAATCTTCAGACACATACGACTCAACTTCTGTTGTAGGTTGTACACAATCCATGTTTTTCAATGTTTGTACTTCTGTTTTAAGTCTTTTAGTTTCCTGAACTAAAGCATTAATACTTTTTTTAATTTTTGTTATTTCCTCTGCTTGTTCTTTTTTAATCTGTTTTAATTCTTCTTGTGTTTCAACATTCCACACATCTTTTCTAAATTCTTGTAATACTTTTTGTACTTTTTTTACAGGCTTTTCAAATTCTATTCTGTTTAATTTTTCATCTGCAAATGAAGGAAAAGCAACTACTACTAAAATACTTAAAATAACGATAACGAAGATTGATCCAATCATCTCAAACCATTTATCCATCTATAATCCTTTGTAGTAAATAACTATTTCATAGTAATTATTTCTTTTGTATTCGTTTATGTTTATAATAGTATCTAAATCTATTTTATGAAATTCAAGTATTTTAGTTATTTCACCTTGAATTGTGTATTCTAGATCCTCTTCAACTTTAATTACTTTACGGTGTATTTTATTTTCATTGTGTGTTGTACTAAATAAATCTTCAGCACTAAGTAATGTTTCTATTTCTTCTTGTGTTAGTATATCTGCCATTTTAGTCCCCTGATCCAAAATCTTCTGTTTTTGAACATTCCATGTACTGTAAATAATGCTCTTGTCCACGAATACTATAATATGAAGTAATATCGTATTTATTACTACAATCACTAAATAATGTTGTTCCTAGCATTATAACAAATAACAGGTTTTTCATTCTAAATCCTTAAATTAGTTTAACAATCCCCCTATAAACATAGGAGAATATAAAGTAATTTCTACTTTTTAAAACATTGCATTGATACTGCTGCTTTATCGTTACCAAAAATAGCTATACACTTATATCCATCTTTTGTTGTCCACTCATACACTCTTGGATTATACCCTGCAGTGTCTAATGTATATGCCGCTTTTGGTTTAACTTCTTTCATACTAAAGAACTTGACCAAGCACCCGCGTTTAGTGTAGAAACACTAAATATTGTGATTATTAATGCTGATAAATATTTCATTATTTAACCTTAGCATTAATTTCTTGTAAGTTTTTACAATTATTAAAATGCCATCTTCCCATTGCTCTTCTTTGACCTACTTTGCCGCAATGCGGACACTCTACACAAACTAACTCTTTTGCTTTCATAGTATTACTAATTTTTCTTTTGACTTTCAAAGTATTATTTTTATGTCCTATTAAAGTATTTGATATTTTTTTCTTAAACTCATCAGTGGCTTTAAGTATATTTGCTAATTTAATGTTTTCTTTGCCTAATTCTGATTTGGGTACTCTGTGTGCTAAATTAGATTCCTCAGAACATATTCTGTATTTGTTTGCTTTACTTATTTTTGCGTTATGTTCTAATGAATTTTTATGTCCCAAACGAGTATTGCCACCATCTTTACCATTTTCAGGTTTTTCGTTAGCCCATATTTTCTTGTCACTTTCATTTAATGCTTTGACTATGTTGTTATCGCTTGAAAATTTAAGTGCAATTTCTTCAACTTCGTTTAAGTTATATATACCATATATTTCCATCGTAACATCATCACCATGAACTTTTAAGTGGTTATTCCAATAAACACCACTTCCATGATATTTAGATTGTAAGTCTTCTTGAGTAAAATATCTTGTAGTTTTACCAAAATATTTAAGACCTGTTTTGTTGTGTGTTGCTATGTATAAGCATACTTGATTATTTGTGTTCATAATATAGTTCCTATAAATTTAATTATAAGAGATGTCGCCAAACGGCGTGTTTCAACAAAAATTCAGGTTCTCTTTACCGCTTGACATAGAGAAAAGAGAAACCTTGTTGAAACACTCTCTTATATTACTATACTACTATTTTTATTAATAATCTTGAACTATTAAAAGTTCTGGTACAGTTTCTTTAACCATTTTATTTTTATTTTCTATTTCACTGTTTATTTTCCTTATAACCTTAAGATATTTAAC